AACAGCTCCGTCGTGGCGCGGGGGAACAGCTCCGTCGAGGCGCGGGGGAACAGCTCCGTCGTGGCGCGGGGGAACAGCTTCGTCGTGGCATGGGGGAACAGTTCCGTCGTGGCATGGGATAACAGCTCCGTCGTGGCGCGGGGGAACAGCTTCGTCGTGGCATGGGGGAACAGTTCCGTCGTGGCATGGGATAACAGCTCCGTCGTGGCGCGGGGGAACAGCTCCGTCGAGGCGTGGGGGAACAGCTCCGTCGAGGCGCGGGGGAACAGCTCCGTCGTGGCATGGGGGAACAGTCAAATCAGCCCAAAGAGCGATACATCTAAAATTAAGACATCCGGCAATGCACGCATTGTGCGAGATCCGTGTTCCATTGACGAATATGTCGATTTTTACGGCATTGAGAACAGCAACGGCAAAGCGAAACTGTTTAAGGCGGTTAGGAAACGCGACGGGCTATACCGGTCGGACTGGGATTCAGATTTTATGTATACGATCGGAAAATCAGTTGTGGCAGACGGCTTTTGCACTGACCCGAACGAAGATTGTGGGAACGGCATCCACATGGCCTATCTCAGTTGGTGCTTGGCATACGGGAGTTGTTGGCCTGATCTCGCAATCCTTGAAGTTGAAGTGGACATGAACACGGTCGTTGTCCCGAAGTATGGCTCTGGAAAAGTTCGTGCACCGTCTTGCAAAGTGATTCGGGAGGTTCCGCTGGAAGAATGCGGCTTGTACGGAAAGGCGCTGGCCAAGCGCAGAAACGGAGGGGCAGCATGAAGGTATTCGGCGACCCGCGCGCGCGGGCAAAGGCGCGCCGCTACATCGTCTGGGGCATCGAGGACGGCATCGTCTGTGCGAGCTTCCTCGCGGGAGGATGCTTGATGGGATGGCTGTTTCACGTGATCTTCGCGGCGCTGGGGGTGGCATGATGACGGAAGAACAGCGCCATATACATAACGCATACAATCGGGCGTACTACGCGCAGCACCGCGACCGCATCCTGCAAAACAAGCGCAATAACCGCGAAGCGAGCAATGCATATATGCGCAAATACCGCGCGGCGAACTACGAAAAGCTGTCTGCGTACTACAGCGACAGACGGCGCAGAAAATCGCGTGACACCGCTTTCGGCGCGTTTTTGCGGGAAAACGGTATCACGCAGACGGCAGCGGCAAAAATGCTTGGTGTGTCTGTATCAACAGCAAACTGCTGGGCGAACGGAATCACAACCGCGAACGAAGATAAGATCCGCGCAGTGTGGCCGGAGTATGGAGGCGAGACATGATGCAGCACATCGGCGACATCACGAAAATCGACGGCGCTACCATCGAGCCGGTGTGGTGCGTGACGGGCGGAAGCCCGTGTCAGGACCTGAGCATCGCTGGCAAGCGTGCCGGTCTCGCAGGCGCGCGAAGCGGCCTGTTTATGGAGCAGATCAGAGTGATAAAGGAGATGAGGGAACATGACAGACAACTTGGCCGGTCAGGAGAGCTTATTCGCCCGAGATACATGGTGTGGGAAAACGTCCCCGGAGCGCTCAGCAGCAACAAAGGCCGAGACTTTGCGGCCGTGCTCGAAGAGACGATCCGCATCGTCGAACCGGAAGCCCCCGGTATTGAAGTGCCTGCAAAAGGCTGGCCTACCTGGGGCGGATATCGGGACGTGGACGGACGATGGAGCGTGGCTTGGCGAGTACACGACGCGCAATACTGGGGAGTGCCCCAGCGTCGTCGTCGAATCGCGCTTGTCGCAGATTTTGGAGGCGACACCGCACACGAAATACTGTTTGAGCGCACGGGCGTGTCAGGGAATCTTGAACCGCGCGGCGAGGCGAGGGAAAGACCTGCCGGAAATGCTGAAGCAGGTGCTTCTTGTGCAGTCCGCATCAGGGGCGGCTGTGACGGAGGAGGAAAAGGTGCTCTGATCCAGACGGAGAAGCCCGGCACGCTGGGCACGGGAAATGACCGGACGATTTTTCAGGGCGCAGCATACGGCATCTGCTCTTACGCCAGCAACAGCATGAAATCATCGAACCCGCACAGCGGCGTTTACAAAGCAGAAACCAGCCGGACATTGGACCGCAACGGCGGAAATCCGGCTTGCAATCAGGGCGGAATCGCGGTGGTACAGCAGATACCGCTGACATATCAGATGCAAGGCTTTGGCGATTACCGCCAGGCTGACGTTGCCAGCACGTGCAAACAGCGGGACTACAAGGACAGCACGGATCTGGTTGTCTGCTTAGACGGCGAATGCAATTCCTACACCGAACAATATGGAACGCTGCGCGCACACACATCCGGGGGTGCGGAAGAAACGGTTATGTCTCGCTGTGTTGTCCGCCGCCTGACTCCACTTGAGTGCGAGCGGCTACAGGGCTTTCCGGACGGCTGGACGGACATCGGCGACTACACTGACAGCACCGGCAAGAAGCGCAAGACTTCCGACAGCGCGCGGCGCGAGGCGCTCGGCAACAGCATCGCGCTTCCGTTCTGGCGCTGGATGTTCGGCCGTATGGCGGCCTATCTGCCGGAAGGTGCGACGCTCGGCAGTCTGTTTGACGGCATCGGCGGCTTTCCGCTGTGCTGGGAAGACGTGCACGGCGCTGGAACGGCAGTATGGGCAAGCGAGATCGAAGAGTTCCCGATCGCTGTGACCAAGAAAAGATTTGGAAGCGAAAACATGATTCACTACACGTTGAATATTGAACCGCCGGTCGAGCCGCCAGCCTACACCTGCCCGATTTGCCCGGTGTGCGGTGCGGAGACGGACACGGTGTACAAGAACGTTTATGGCGATCCGGTTGGTTGCCCAGAATGTGTCACGGAGGTAGACGCATGGACATTGTAAGTGACACCTACATTCACGGCGGCATCCCGCAAAGCCGCTATTGCAGCAACTGTGCACACTATCAGACGCTTTCCGGCAGCAGCATCGACAGCAACTGCGGCGGCAGTGCGCGCGTCTGCCTGTACATACTCGATACCGGCCATCGGCGCGGATGCGAGTCGGGCCCTGGATGCAATAAGCACATTACATTCGCGCAGTGGCGCGAGAGCAAGCGCGGCCGCGCCGTCCTGCGGCAGAAGCACAGCCATAGCCGCCCCAGAAAACGGAGGGCAGCACCATGACGACTGACCGCGCAACCCTGCGCTATATCCTCGCCCGGGCACGCATCTACTTTGCCGACGAGCACATTGCCTGTGATTACTGCCCGTGTCTGGAGACATACAGCCGCAAGCAGTGCCGCCTTACCGGCGAGTATCTGCTCGACACGCGCACCATCGGGTACAACTGCCCGCTGGAGTTTGAGCCGGAAGGAGGCGAAACACCATGAATAAATTCCGTTGCCTGCGCGCGGACGAGATCGAGTGCCGCGTGCAGCAGGTCAAGGATAACGGCCTTGTCCTCCTGCTCTACAAAGACGCGCGCTGCGACATGATTATCTTGGACGAGACGGTCGGCGCGATGAACTGGCAGCGAGAGCACCGGCGCGATAACGCAAACTGCGTCGTGTCTATCTGGGACAGCGAGAAAGGGCAGTGGATCAGCAAAGAGGACACCGGCACGGAATCCAATACGGAGGCGGAAAAGGGTCTTGCGTCCGACAGCTTTAAGCGTGCATGCGTCAACTGGGGTATCGGCCGCGAGCTGTATACCGCCCCGTTTATCTGGATCCCGGCAGGGAACTACACTGCCAACGGCCGCAAGTGCTATGACAAATTTGCGGTCGAGAAGATCGAGTACACGAAAAATGACGACGGCTCCGACCGTCACGAAATCTTGAACCTATCCGTCCGAAACACGACCATGAACAAACGCGTGTTTGTCCACATCGGTAGCACCGAAAAGAAAGGAAGTAAATAACCATGATTATTCGCACCAGAACCGGTGATTGCATCGTCGCCGGGAGGCTCTCCCGCGACGCAGAGTTTTCCAACGTGGGCAAAAAAAACTCGCCCCTGACGAAGTTTAGCATTCCAGCCCGTGACACCGTGCAGCCGGACGGCAGCAAGCAGACCGAATGGATTAGCTGCGAGGTATGGTATGAGGCTGCCATGAATGCCGCGCAGCTCAAAAAGGGCGATGCCGTCATCATCTGTGGCCAGCTCTCCACGCACAGCTATACCACGCGCAACGGAGAGACGCGCACCGAAGAGTGCCTGCGTGCGGACGCTTTTGTCAAAGCGTCCGTCCCGGTCTCTTCTGCCAGCGTGGAGCAGCTTGCCGCCGCCTATCCCGGCGTCGTCCGCGGCGTCGATGTCGTCGCGGACGACTTCACGAATGATCCGAAGTTTGAGGAACTGCCGGACGACGAATCCGACCTGCCGTTCTAACCGGGGCGCGCCATGGCAGAAAAGCGAATGTTTGCGCGCTCGCTCATCGACAGTGATGCATTTCTGGAGATGCCGCTCTCCGCGCAGGCCCTGTATTTTCACCTCAATATGCGCGCGGATGACGACGGGTTTATTAACAATCCGAAGCGCATCACGGACTATGTCGGCGCAGCGGCTGACGATCTGAAGCTGCTCCTTGCAAAGCGCTTTATCATCGTCTTTGATTCCGGCGTCATTGTCATCCGGCACTGGCGCATGCACAACACGCTCAAAAGTGACCGATACCATCCTACGAACTATCAGGCAGAGTTCGCAACACTCTGCCTAGAGGAAAACAAGGCATACTCCGAGCGCCCGCAGACGCCACCTGCCGCAGAACCGGCCAGAGTGGAAAAGCCAGCCGCGCGACCGGCGCAAAAAGCCGCCGCAAAGCCGCCGGAAAAGAAACCCTATGGAGAAATGCACAACGTCATGCTCACGGATGACGAGCTGGCAAAGCTCCAGAGAGATTACCCGAACGACTACGGAACATATATCGAGCGCCTGTCCTTGTACATCACTAGCAAAGGCGCACGGTACAAATCCCACTACGCCGTCATCCGGCAGTGGCTTGTAAAAGACGGCGTGAAGGCCGAGAGCGAGAAGCGCACGCCGGTCTCCGGTAAGGACGACCTGGACAAAGTGGAGCGAATGCTCGCTGCCATGAAGGGGGGTGCGCAGGATGCCGACCATGTTAGCCCTTGACCCCGGCAACCGGGAAACCGGCTGGTGCATCGTCGATACGATCACCCGCGCACCGGTGCAGGGGGGAAAGGACGAGAACACGCTCGTCTCCGGCATCGTGTCCGGCGGCGCGTTCGCTGTTGCCGCGATCGAGATCATCGAATCTTACGGCATGGCGGTCGGGCGCGACGTGTTTGAGACGTGCGAGTGGATCGGGCGCTATAAGCAACTGCTTGACGACCGCGGCGTACCGTACCGCATCGTCACGCGCAAGGAAGAGAAGCTCAATATCTGCGGCAGCCCTCGCGCGAACGATACCACCATCCGCCACGCGCTGATCGACCGCTTCGCGTCGCACGACTTCCGCAGCGGCAAGGGCACAAAAGCAAATCCGGATTTTTTCTACGGCTTCCGCGCCGATCAGTGGAGCGCGTATGCCGTTGCAACGACCGCCCTCGACCGGGCGGAGTACGAAAAGGAGAGTGTAACCAATGGTATTAGCTGAGGATATCATCTTTGCCGTGCGCGATTTGCTCAATAACGACAAAGGCAACCTGAATTTTTCACCGTCAGCGCACTACGCGGTGCAGAAGCTGATCGACTATGCCGAGCAGGAGCATGAGCAGCGGGAAAAAGCGGAAACCATACTCTGTAACGAGCGGCGCAAGGCGCTGGCGTTTTCCGCCGAGGTGGCGCGGCAGGAACGCACGATCGACGACTTGCGGCAGCAGTTGTCGTTTATGCAGCAGGCGCGGTGGGACGCGGGGGTGTGAATATGGACGTGGTAGAATTTTTTAGCGAATTCAGACGGATGTGTAAATCGACCAGCGATTGCACAAAGTGTGAGTATCACGGCGACAAATGTGATAACGCCATTGAGCTTTTTGAAAAAACCGTTGCGATGGTGGAACAGTGGTCAAAGAAGCATCCGCACAAGACGCGGCAAAGCGTGTTTTTGGAGCAGTGGCCGAACTGCATGATGGACGATGATGGCATTGTCGGGATGTGCCCAAGAAATATTGACAAGATGTATGTCTGCAATTTAAGCCGATCTGGTGGGTGCACAGATTGTCGCCGCAAGTTCTGGATGCAGGAGGTGGAGTGATGGGGGCGAATCAGTGAATGCGATTTTGAATTACCCCGGTGCAAAGTGGGGCATGGCACAGGAAATCGTGCAAATTATGCCGCCGCACAGATCCTATTTGGAGCCGTTCGCCGGTTCTTTGGCCGTGCTTTTCAGCAAACCGCGATCGGCGATCGAGACCGTGAACGACATCGACGGGGATATCGTGAATTTCTTCCGCGTTCTGCGGGAAGAGTACGAGATCGACATTGTAGGAGGGTGAAGCCATGCGCAGAAAACCGCTCGCGCCGCTTACGCCGGAACAGCAGCAGCTCGCGGCTGACAACGAGCGTCTGATCTATCTTGCGATCCACCGCTACGCGCCGGACGAGGACGCCGATGAGCTGTATGGGCACGCTGCCGAGGGCTTGCTCCGAGCCGCAAGTACATACGATCCAACGCGCGGAAAGTTTTCCACACACGCTATGTGGTGCATTCGCAGCGAGATCGCGCACCGCAAGAAGTACGCGCAGCAGCGCAAGCGGCCCGGTATGCTTATTTTGTACACGGACGATAATGACACAGCGTTTGACAGCGCCGGTAAGTACGATCACACGCAGCGCGGTGCAGTCAAGCCAAAGGATCGACCGCACAAAGATTTCGACGATTCCGCGGCGGATATCAGCTGTTTTCTGGACTGTCTCACGCCGGTGCAGCGTCAGACCGTGTGCCTGCGCATGGCAGGGTATACCTACGCAGACATTGCCGACATCCGCGGCGTAAAACCGCAGGCGGCTTATCAGGCTGCGCAGTTTGCCGCAAATCGATGGCTGGAATATAACGACACCGGCGATGCCGGAACATCTGAAAACAGGAGGAAATAACAATGGAAGCAAACGCAATGTGGGAAGGCGTGCGCAACGACGCGCGCAACGAGCTCCGCCTCAGCATCCTGACGGATGCGATCTTCAACGCCGCCCGGCTGAACTACAGTGGCGAAAAGCTCGCCTTTGACGATGACGAGCTTTGTACCGTGCTTCGGGCAATGTACCCGGATGACTACGACGGCGTGCTTGGAAATCTGCAAGCGCTCAAAGCGGAAGAGGAGGCAAAGGACGGTGACGCATTTTGACCCGTGCCGAAATTCTGAAGGCCGCAGAGCGCTGCGTCTGTACCGACCGAAATCAGCAGTACGGTGAGCCGGAGGACAATTTCCGCACAATCTCCATGCTTTGGAGCGTTTACCTCTGTGCGCGCGGCATGGATCAGCCGCTCGGTGCAGCCGATGTCGGCGCAATGATGGCGCTGTTCAAGCTCGGCCGCATCGCAACCGGAGGCGATAAAGCGGATAACTTCATCGACCTCGCCGGATATGCCGCCTGTGCCGGGGAAATTTCAACGGAGAGCGGGCGCGACCGCAAAGACGTGAAATGTAGCGCGGAGAATAAAAGCCGCGCAGAGACGCAAAAAACAGTCTCAGCAGAAAAAGCACCGCACAAGACCACGTTCGCAGAGAACAAAAATGTTCGCATGGCGCGCGGCCTCGACGGGCGGTATATCGTCACGACCGGCTGCACGGTGATGGAAGCTCCGAGCCTCGCGGAAGCGATGCGCATCATCGCGGAGTATGAGCATACCGGATCGTAAACGAAAGCACATAAAGCAAAGCAGCACGCAGGATATGCGTGCTGCTTTCTTGTTGTGTGTTTGTCACGAGAAGAGCTTCCAGAGCTGGTTGAACTGCTTCGCGGTATATCCGTTTTGCATCGCCCACGCATACAGATCTGCTTCCTTGTACTTCTTCTGGCTGGTTCCCGGCTTCTTTGCACACATTGCCTGATAAAAGTCCACGATCTGCTTCAGCTCGTACCCGCCGTTGTATGCGGTCTCCACCTTTTCCTGCGTGCCCTCTTTGAGCTGCTGTGCCATGACGTTGAGCGCGAGCTGGTCACTGCCGCCGCGTTTGCCGACGACCGTCTTGATGATTGCCTGCATCACATCGCCGTTGCGGTCTCGCGCATTGGCCGGAAGTGTGTCTTTTGCGGTGCCGAGCTTGGCGCGGTATACGGCATTGTCTGCCACACTGCCGTCGCTTTTCGTCGTCCACGACGGGGTGTCGCTTCCGTCGAGCTTCGCCTTCTTCTTGCCTGCCGCCGTTGCGACTTCCAGAAGGTTTTGAATCGCGGCCGCTTTCTCCGCGTCGCTCGACTGCTTGTATACAGAACTCTGAATGGCTCTCTGAATGTTGTCATAGGCCGTCTGGCCGTATGCCATCTGGTAATGCCGCCTCTCATCCTGCGTCAGATCCACATCCTTGCCGTTCCGGCTACCGTCGAGCGGCGCTTTCTTCTCCGGGTATTTCACGTCGATGTTCATGCTTTCAAGCCGGTACAGCTCTTGGTTCACGGCGCTCGTCCGGTACTTCGTCACGCTGCCGGGATTCAGTGTCGCGTTCAGGAAGTTTTCCGCCGCCGTGCCGGTGTATTTCTTCTCCTGCCCCCAGTTGTCCAGCGCAGCCGGAAGCGTTTCCCGAAGCCCCGGAATCTTGCTCTTCATCGCGTTCAGGTTGTTTTCCCACACGGTGTCGCCGTTGTAGGTGTCGCGCACCGTCCCGTCAACCCCCTGTGCCACGCCGGACACGACGTTTGGCACAAAACTTGTTGCCTGAGAAGCACCGTAGCGCAGGGCGGCTTCCGCAACCTTCCCGCCCGTGGTCTTTGCCTTGGAGTATTTATAGCCGTTTGCGATCTCCTGAAACTGCGACATAGCGGGCAGATCCATCACGCTCTGAAAAGCAGATTCCAGATTGCCGCCCGCAACGTTTGCAAACGTCAGGCCCTCGTCCTTGTAGCAGTCTGCCAGCAGCGCGCCATAGGTCATCTGCGCGTTGATCGGGTCGAGGAAGCCAATGGATACCAGGTCGTCACCGTCGCGCCACTCCGTGCTTTCTCCGGCAATCCACCGGTTGAGTGCACTAAGGTTGAGCTGTGTGCCGCTCACGCCCTCAGACTTTTCGAGCGCTTCCTTGTCCTCGTCGTCGTCCCCGGCGACGTTCATCACGCCAGCACCGGCCAGCACCGCAAAGAGCGCGATTCCCATCGTGCCGTTAAACGCGCGGCCGAAATCCGTCACAGCCTTCGCCTGTTCGGATGCGGTCAGCGTCCCGGCCTTTGCCTTGTTCAAGACTTTGACGACCTCCGCACCGGCGTTAATAAATCCGGCAGGGGAGTACTGAATCGCTGCGCTCGCAATGTTGCCGGGCACGTTCGTGAACGGGAGCATAATGTCGCCGAGACCGATGCTGCCGCCCTGCTTGTCCTTGATGCTGAGCTTGTTCAGCGCATTGCGCATTCCGCCCATGACACCGGACAGCTTGCCTTCGTTCTGGAACGTGCGTTCCCTTGCGGTTTCCTCCGCGCGGCCGTCAAGCGCGCCTTTTGCCACCTTGCCCTTAGCTTCCAGCGCGTCAATTCCGCGCTGCGCTTCCGCCTGAATGCCGCCTTTTTGCATCTGGTCAGTCGTGACCATGGCATAGTTGCTGTATTTCTCCCACGTGGAGAGAAACCGCTCCAGAAAGTTCCCGACCATCTTGAACGACCTGCTGCCGCCGGTTTCGTATTTGCCCTGCGCGTTGGAAACGCTTGCGTCAAGGCCAGTTTCGATGTACGACTTGAGCGTTGCCTCGCCAATGCCTTTTCGTTTCGTCTTGGAGAAATAGCTCTTATCCGCAGCTACGGAGCGTGTGCCGGTGTATTTCGACAGCAGCATGTCCAGCCCGACGCCGATGTTGTTTGACACGGCCTCTACCGGGTCATACACCATATTGCCGACAAGGTTTCTGGCAGCCGTCGCCGGCTTCGAGAGCATGGACAGATAACGATAGGTTTTGATCTGTTCGAGCGTAGACGGTTTCGCGTAGTCATACGCAATGCCACGCACCTGGCTTGCGGCAACGTCACGCAGAAACGCTTCGCCACCCGGCAGTTTCTTTGCCTGCTCAAGCGCCTTTTCCATTGTTCTGCCCATCTTGTTTGACCACAGACCGTTTGTGCGCCGCTCCGTGCTCATGTCTTTGATGAGGTCAACCACGCCGTCCACATCGCCTTTTTCGATGCTGCGAAGCTTCTCTGCGTTCTGGCTCACGCTATCGAGAATCTTCTTGCGCTGCTCGTCCGACATTTTGCGCGTGCGCTCGCTGTCGTTCAGCAGTTGGATTGCGTCCGCTTCCATTAGCGCCGGGTCAGACGCGAGCTGCCGACGCTGCCGCAGTGCCTGACCGGCTTCCGTGCCGTGCGCGTCCCACTCTTTCATGAGCTTTGCCACTTCGGCGTAGGCATCTTTGCTGCCGCTCTCGCGCGCTTTGGCCACTTCGTTGACGATGATCTTGTGCGCGAGCACCGTGTCGGTATCGTCCCAATCCTGCTTTTCACCGAACAGGTCTGCCTTTTCGCCCTCATAGTCCGATTCAAAGCGCTCCTGTGCCTTCGCGTCTACCTCTTCGTCATGGTTGACTTTGTGCTTCCGGTCTTCCGGCCTCAGCCCTTCCATCGCACGCTCGTCATCGGTGAGCACACCGTCGGTCGAGCGCGCCTGCGTCTTTGCCTCGTCATAGCCAAACTCCGCGGATTTTGCGCCCTGCCCTTCCGGCAGAGTGCCGCGCTGCCCGGCATCCGTCTCAGTCTCTCGCTGCTGCACGTCTGCAAAATTGTCACTGTTTTGTGACTCAACCGCGTTTTCAGCGCTTTCATTCACAATTTCACCCGTTTTTTGTGACTGTTCCTGCGCCGCTTTTGCGGCCTCTCGTGCGTCGCGCTGCGCGCGCCAATCGTTATAGGCTTCCTCTTCCGTGATCTCTCCGAGCATGAGCGACAGGTCATTATATCGATAATACTCCCACGAGTACGGGTCAGTGCCACCGGAAATCTGGCTTTTTGCTTCCATGTATGCCGCGTCAGGAGCAACATATTCGCCGTTCGGTTTTGTGTAGCCGTCTACGAGCAGGGAATCCAGCGCCTTTTCTACGCGCTTTGCGTCTGCATAGTTTTCCACGCCGTTGTCTTTGATGATCGCATCCAGTGCACGCAGAATCTCCGGCCGGGAAAGGCCGGTTTTGTCAATCACGTCCTGTACAACTCGCGGGTTGTTCGTGATCGTGCCTTTCCCGCGCTTATATCGGTCGCTCTGCATTGAGCCGTAAATCATAGGGGTAAGATTTTCTGCAACGCGCTCAAAGTGTTCGTGCAGCTCTGGGTGGTTGTACTGGAATGACTTGGTGCTCCGCTTGGCGATGTATTCGTCAGACCGGTTGTCGATATGATCTTCCGGCGTATATTCCTGCGGCTGCCTGTTCGCGTCCCGCTCCGCGCTCTGCCATGCTTCCGTAGCACGTTCCTGTTCCGGGCTCTGCGCCGGTTCGCGCAGCCCTGCGACTTCTTCCACCATGCGCAGCGTGCTGTTCTCCTGCGGCTTCCCCTGTGACGCCGGAGCGTCCTGCGCGGTCTCGACCGGTGCGGCCTCTGCCTGTGCTTCCGCGGCGATATTTTCCGCCTCTGCCGGTTTCGCGCTCGCTTCTGCGTTTACGTTTGCGGCAGGTTCTCCGGCGCGCAGTGCGGCATTTTTCTGCGCGTCTATGCCCTTGGCGATGCCCGCCGCCGTGCCGAATGTAGACAGCGCCGCGCCGATCATCGCGTCATACGCAGACTGCGCAAGCATTTCCTTCGCGCCTTCTGCCGTCGTGTAGCTCGATTTTGCCGCAGCGCCCTTGTCGTAGATCGCGCGGATCGCCGGGTTCAGGATGTCGGCCACGGCTTCCTCTGCACCCTCACCGACAGCGTTTGTCAGCGCGCGCACAACACTGCGCCCGGCATCCGTTTTTGCCAGCTTTCCGATGAGTTTCTCCGCCACGTCGTCCGCAGCGCCTCCGCCGAACAGCTTGCCCACGTCGAAGATTTTCTCCGTCAGAACGTCAACAGCAGCGGCCGCAGCGCCGTATGCAACCTGCTCGCCCTCGCTCGCGCCGTCAAGACGTGCCTCACGCGACCCGCTGCCATAGGAGCGCAGGCCCATGTTTGCCAGACCTGCGCCGGGGAGCAGCGCATTGAGCGCCATGTCCGCGCCGAGCTGCAGGCCGCCGCTTGCAATGTCCACAAACGCGCCCGCGGCTTTGCTGCCGCCGAGGTTATCTTTCGCCTTTTCGGATGCTTCTGCCGCCGCTTCCGCCGCTTTGTCTGCCTTGGCGTAGATGCTTTCCTGGTTGCGCTTCCGCGCGGCCTCCGCCTTGTCCTTGTCCTCCTGAGGCACGGCGTTGTCTGCCACGGTCACGCCCATGATCTGTGTTCCGCTGCGCTTGTTGAGAAATGTTCCGGCCGCGTTTTCGTAGGCGCTCTCCGCGCTCTTTACGGCGGATTTTGCGATGTTTCCGCCCGCTTCCGCCGTCTTGCTCTCCTGCATATTGCTCTTGCGGTAATCATCCGAGATTGCCTGATTCGTCAGGGCAAGCGGCGTTGTCGTGTCCGCGCTGTAACCGGCGTCGCCGAAAGCGTTAAGCAGCTTCTCCCAGAAACTGATGTTCTCTTTCTTCTTCTGCGGCACGGGCTCAGAGATCGGTTCGGTGACAGGTTTCTGCTTGGCAGCAGTGTCTTGCGTCGCCGTCTGACCCCACACCTTATCCATTTTGTATTTTGAACCGCCGTAAGCCTTCTTGCCGTACTCTCTGTCAATTTTCTCCCGGCTGCTCTTTGCGTACTGTTTCAGAAACTCAGATGCCATTGTCAAGATACCTTTCCGTAGCCGACCGTTCTATAAGTATAGGTGCCGTCTCCGTTGTCGACCTCTTTCACCTTCCCAGCGTTCACAAGCGCTTCCAGCTCGCTCGGCGTCACTCGACCGTAGCCGCGCACCAATGTCCACCCGGCGCCGTTCACATTCGTGATGGAGCTATTTTCGTGAATGCTTGAAAGATCCTTCGTGTTGTTTCTCGTCGGGTTCTCCACCGGCGTGATTGTGTCGTCACCACCGCCGCCACCGCCGCCGCCCCTTCTTCCGTTTGATGCCGTGTAGCTCGCCGGATATGCGCCTGTGCGCTCGTAGTAGAGCTTCGGGTTCTGCGCGCCCCACACTTTCTGCATCGCGTCGATCTGATCCTGCGAATAGCCGAGCGCGGCATAACCGCTGAAATCGCCGTACTTGGCGAGCGTCGCGGCCTGCTGTTCGAGGCGGCTGCGCTCGTTTTCCGCGAGCGTCGTGTCCACGCTAAGCTGCTTGGCCGCCGTGTTGACGATGGAGTTATCCACACGCTGCGCCTCGGTATAGAGCGCCTTCGCGCGTGCCGCGTCGTTCTCGCTGATCGCCTGCGCGACCGCGTTCTGATACGCCGTCTTTACCTTCTGCCGCTGTGCCTCCAGATCGGACATCGCGTCTGCCTCTGCGGACGATACTTTGCCCATGGCGGCATTGCGGCTGTTCTGCTGCGAGAGCGCGAGCTGACTGCCCGCACCGGTATTGATGCCGCTGCCCGCCATCTGTTCGTTCAGGTTCGCGCGGGAAATGTCCGCCTGCGTCGATACCTGCCGCCGCGCCTCGTTGTACGTCTGCGGGATCTTCGCGGCCTGCGCGTCATAGTCCGCCATGTTCTGGTCGTATGCGGCTTTCAGCGCATCGGTCTTCACCTTCTGCTGCGCGTCGTAGATCTTGTTGATGTTCTCGCTCTGGTCTTTCGCCTCCGGCAAGACAGTGTTGTTGCCAACGATCTTGAAGCCGCTGCCGTCTGCGCCGCCGCTGTAGCCGTACTTCTTGCGGATCATCTCCGCCTGTTCGTGCGCCTCGTTCATTCCGCCCTGATTTCCGGCCTGATGTGCAGCCTTCCACTGCTCACTGAGCGCGGCAATTTTCTGCTTGTCGGCGCTGTTGATGATTGCGTCGTTGTATGCCATCGTGTCACCTCGTCACTTGATAGGGAAGAGGGGACACCGCCGCGCCCGGCAGCGTCCCCCGTGTCGATTGTTATTTATGTTCGAGCAACTGTAGCCGCGCCTCGTGGTCGTTGAGCGTGTCCTCGCTGCGCTCGATCTTGTCCCACATCTCGTTGTGCTCCTTGGCGTTTCCGGCGTCCATGCGGTCAATGCGCGCCGTCAGCGCCACGACTGCGTCCGTGTTTCGCTGGATGATGGTACTCATCCGCCAGCACGCGCCGATAAGCGTCAGCACAAACGCCGCCGCTGAGATCAGGTTTGCAACGGTAACTGTCATCGTTAGCCTTCCTTTCTAGGCTCCTCGTAAGTAAGCGCCTGCGCACTGTCAGAGCTGCCTGCCGTCGTTGGGTCGTTCACCACGCCAAGGATGGACAGCAGCGCGAACACTGCGTTGATGATTGCTGCAAGCTGCTGATTCAGAACACCGAAATCCCACTTGTAGCCGAACGGGGCGGCTACCACCTGCACCAGCAGAAGCAGCGCCGGGATCAGCGCCAGCCAGAAGTTCTTGTTGCGAATACGTACTTTCCAGTTAATGTTCATAGGTACTACCCCTCCATCACTTGTTTTCGTCGATCATCCGCTGACAGACAATCATAGACCGCAGCGCGTCCGCGCTGACGTTCAGGTCGCCCCCGCCGACACCGCGAAGCGCGCCGCGGTCGATCAGCTTCTGCGTCTCCTCACGCGCCCATGTGGGCACGTCGTCCAGGCTGTAGTAGCGCGGATTGCGTGCCTCGGCATAGCGCATGCCGATAATCGCGCCGCGCACGACATCTTCAGAGATGTCGATGACTCCATTGCCAGTGCCTTTCAGAGCGCCAGCATCCATCAATTCCTGAACCTCACTTCTGTACCATTCAGGGACGTCATCAATCGTCTTGTACTTTACCATGTTTTCATCCTCCTCATCGTTATCGTTCTGTTTCAGCATCTCCTTAAACGCCGTCCACTGCGCCGGGTCGTCCACCCACGGCATGGGGCAGCGCTTGCCCGTCACGTCGTAGTGCCGCACAACGTGCTCCGTGTCGATGCCATAGCGCTGCATGATGCCTTTTGCCAAGGTCGCGGCGTTTGCCACGGTCTCCGGCAGGATGTAGTAGCTGCCGTCGGCGCGCTTGCGGCTGCACATCTCGATGCCGATGCTGTTGCCGTTGCGGCACTCGGGGTGCCAATACGCCCGCGCGCCGCAGTGCCACGCCGTGTCGCACTCGCGCACGGACTGCATCGCACCGTGCTCGTCAACGAAATAGTGCGCGCTAGCCTGCAGGCCGCCCACGCGGTGGTAGTAGTCGCAGTTGTTTTTTGCCGTGTCGCCGTTGTTTGCCGTGTAGTGCATCACGATGTACCGCACCGGCTGCGTGCGCCCGGCGCGGTAATTGGCCATGTTGCAAGCAATAAATTCCATCTGTGCCTCCTTTTACGTGATCGGTTCGTTGATTGTAACGATAACTGCGGATGCGTCTGCGCAAATCAGACTCAACCGGAGGTAATGTTCGGCAGGCCCTGTTATAGTAACGACATTGTCAACGGTAGTAAATTCTAGGTTATTCCAGCTATATCCGTTGTGTATATACCCTGCGGATAAAAATGTCGCCGTTTCGCTATAACTTATGGCTATGCTTTTTCCGTCTTGCGAATCGGGCAGACTTGCGCCCTTAATGCGCAGCGTATCGCCGGGCATAAGATGGATGAGACTTGCTGCGTCCATATTTGCCCCGATTGCTGCCCAGCCTACCTGAGCTTTGTTCGTGCCGCTGCCAGCGCTCAGTCGCGTATCTGCTGAGATTCCGACGGTTTCAATGACATTTGTAATCACAGCCGCGCAGGTAATCACAATGTTGCCAGTAACTTTGGCGATTGTGATTGTGTTTCCGGATACTGCCGATGCGGAAATATCCGTACCGCCCATCGTAACAATAATTGTGCCAAGTTTTTTATATGTGCCGGTCGGAGAAAGCGTCGTGGAATAGGCTGCACCGTCCGCAACGGTATTAGCCACGTTTGAAGATGCGCAGTTGGTGAGATTGCGTGTAATGTTGTAAGTCACAGACGGAACAGAGGCCACCGCAGTGATTGTGACCGCCCCCGTCACCTTGGCGATGTTGATTGCGCCGCTTCCCGCCGAGTAAGCGGTGGCAGTAATGTCCACGCCGCCCATTTTGACCACCACAGATGCAAGCACCTTTCCGCTATCCGCAGTGATGGTTGCGGTGTACGCCTCGCCGTAATCCGCCTGAGACGTGGTATTACTAAGCGTGCATCCTGTGAGACTTTTGGCGATCGTCTGATACCAGTGCAGCGTCTCGGGCGTTCCGGCGGTCATAACCGCACGGTAAGCGTTGATATCAGCCATCGACATTCCGCACGTTCCCACGGCAAAATGCACGCACTTATCACGGAACGTGTTCCCGGAAACGGCGTTGATCGCATTGATAAGCCTCTTCCACTCTGGCTCATTCCTTCGACGAGCAAGTGCGTCTGTCCCGGAGCCGGAATAAAAGGTAGTCAGCTCGTAGTCTTTGTCGATGTCGGATTGGCTCATGCCGAGCAGCCCCTCTAGCACACAGGCCAGCGTGCCTGTACGGTCCGCACCTGCGGTGCAGTGAAAATATACCGGCTCCCGGTGCGTTACGGCGTCGATCACGCAGCGAAGATAGAGCTGCCACGTTGCAACCGGCGTCAGCGCGTAGGACGCTGCCTTGTCAGCAATCGTAAACCACACATCGCTACCAAGGGGGGATTCTGTTGCGACATCACCGTCGGACGGGTCGCGCCCCTCTTTGCCTCTAAGGTCGATTTCATGCTGCACACCGAACTGGCCGACCAGTACCGCCCGATCTGCGGCAGAGATACGCCCGCCGCGAATCAGCAGACCATATTTCACCGTGCCGCCGTCGCAGGCCCATCCGCCAAGGTCGCGCACGTTCCACGCTTCTGCGGAGCCGTCCCGCGTGCGAATCCACCGCAGTGCATCCAGCGGTTTGAGCGTGCCCGCTTTCCCGCCAGAGGCAAATGGCGTGAGCACATTCGGTACTTCGTTGTAGTGCATCACCCCGCCAGCCGCCTGCCCAATGGGCTTGTAATTGCTGATAACAGCATCAGCGGGCGCATAGTTGGCAATCTGTGACGTGCTGTAATCGCTCGGGTCATAGGTCACGTTGGCAAGATAATTCCGTACCGCCTCCGGGCACTGATGCCACTCAACTGCTTCGCTTCCGGAGAGTGCTCGCACAGCAGCGCCCATCTCCGCGACTTTGTATTTCGTTGCAGTGCCATTTTTCTCGCGGATAGCATTTGCGATGTCCTGTACGGCGGTTTCTTCGTAGAGCTTTTTCATCTCAGTAGCTCACCTCCGTGCCATCGGCGATCGTGACGGTTTTCGCCGCGCTGCCGTCGTAGGTGACGGTCGTGCCGCCGATTTGGATCGTCAGCGCCTTCGGATTTTTCAGTGCTGTGGGCACGGTGGTCTTGTTGGCTCCGCGCTCGATGCCGTCGAGCTTGGCCTTGTCGGCGGCGGACATCAGACCAGCCGCGGACTGCGTGGCCGCCGCCGTACCCGCCTTGCCGTCCCACGCGGCGGTCTTTGCGGCCGTGATGCCGTCGATTACCGCCTTGTTCGCGTGCGAGTGGCGGGCGCCGGTGTTGGCGGAGATCTCCGCAGTCGGGACTACCGGGATATCCCCCGGCGCAGCAGGCGTGTAGCCAAGCGCACCTTTGATGCTTGCCGCAGTCACGGTCGCGTCACTGCCGTCCTTGCCGGGCGCACCGGCAGGCCCAGCAGGACCAGCAGGGCCAGCAGGGCCGGTTGCACCTGCATCACCCTTCGCGCCAGTGGCTCCACGAGACGGCTTGCCGGTGTCTGTGCTGCCGATGTACCAGTTGCCATTGCCGCCGATGTGCGGCGTAACGCCGTCCGCACCGGTAGCCCCCGGTTTGCCATCCGCGCCGTCTTTGCCCGGTGCTCCGGTTGCTCCGCGCGATGGCTTGCCGGTATCGGTCGCGCCGAGAAACCAATTTCCGTTTGACCCGATCGTCGGCGTTATGCCGTCCGCACCGGGTTCACCCTTTGTACCTTCAATCACAACAAGCGGCGTGTCAATCGCTGCGTCTACCTCTTCTCCAAGCGCATCGAGGATCTCGGCTTCGATTCTGTCGCTCATTCCATCAGCTCCTCGTCCGTGCAGTCCAGCACTTTGATTTTCGGGTTTTTCTTCGGCTTCAGGATATTGCCCGCGCCCTTGAAGTTGCATGTGATCTCCAGCTCCGCCTGACCCACATCGAGGGACAGCGTGTCTTCCTGCGTCAGCGTCAGCATGAACCGGTCATTTGCGTTGTCATACCGTACCGCGTCCGGCCACGTCTTGCGCACACTGTCGCCAAGTTTGAACGCGATCTCATCCACGTTGCCAATCGGGAATACGTCCATGTCGTTGAACTTCACGCGCACGGGAACGGTCTTTGCCTCGCCGCGTTTGATGTATGCCATTGCTTTTCACCTCATACTTCCCAAGCCCCGGTTACGCCGTGCGCTGCCAGACATATGCCGCCAGATATGGCGGCATATTGTTGTGAGCCGCACCGCCGCCCGCGCCGCTTGTTTTCGCCAACTTTGCAAACCACGTTTTGTCGCTGGTGTAGCCAATGCTCGGCCAGCCGATATAGCCGCTCGGTGCGCTGCTGTCGCCGCCGTCGTTGCCGACATACTCGTCATGGTAGTGGTTTGGCATCTCTTGCGCTGCCAGCGTGTGTGTCGCTTCGCCCCCGGTCGTGCCCGCTTTGTATTTCGTACCTGCCGCCAAGATGAACGTGTCTTTGATCTGCGTCCATGTGCCACCGAACAGCGTTGCCGGGTTGTCGCTGGACGCAGAAAAGTAAAACGCGCCAACCGGGTACACTTTCAGGAAATAGGCATTCAGCACACTGTCCAGAGCGTCACTTGCGAGTTTCTCCTCCGTCACGGCTCCGTCAGCGATCTTGTCCTTCGTCACAGCGCGCATCGCGATCTTGTTGCTGGTGACTGCGGCAGTCGCGATTTTCGCCTGAGTTACACTCTCCCCCGCGAGTTTGCTCTCCGTAACAGCGCCGTTGAAAATATGCCGCTCCTGCACGGCGCTCGAGGCGATTTTGCTCGCCGCGACCGCATTATTCGCCAATTCCGGACTACCAATCGTTTCGTTGGCAATCTGGTGATAAGTCACCGCGCCATTCGCGATCTTTTCCGTAGTCACCGCGCCATTCGCGATCTTTTCCGTAGTCACAGCCCCGTCCGCAATGCCGCCCTGCGTCACACCGGCGATCTGCGCCTGCACGTTCTCGATCGCTTCCTGCACGTTGGTTTTGTTCACAGCCTCTGTCGCGACAAAACCGATGCATTTTGCTGCGCTTTCACCGCCGAGCGCAGCGACCAGATCGTTGAGCGCCTTTTTCAGCAGGTTTCCGGCAAGGTCAAACTTTGCTTTCAGAGCCGCGGCGGACAGACCGCCCACGTCGTTCGGCTCGTCGTCCAGTTTGGAGATGATGTTCATGTCCTCGTTGCACGTCGGAAGTGCCATATGTAACCCTCCTATCGCACATATCCCGTGAACCGCACGCGGATGTCGGCGCTTGTGACCGTCGCCGTCGTGTCCGCATCGTCGTTTGTCAGGATGAGCTTGTAGTATGTAAATTTCTTTGCTTTCAGTTTCAGCCGCGTCATATACGGGCGCTTGTTCGTGTTGAACGACCAGTGCGCAAAATTTGCGTGGTCAAATGCGGCACTGTTGCGGAAAACCAGCTTTTTCGAGAAGTCCGCTTTCCGGTCTGTCATGACCGTCACGGTCATCGACCCGGCGTGCGTCGGCACGAGACCGATCCACAGCATGGCGGAGTATTTGCGCATGAAATCCGCGCCGAAGTGCATGTTGCCGCTCTCCCATCGCGCGTCGATCGCTTCGCCGCAGTCGCTGCGGAACGCATCCGAAATCTCGACGAGCACATTTTCACGTGCGCCGAGCAGTCTCCCGTATGAGCGGTAAAAGTGCTTGACAGGGAAGTTCGTGTACAGATACCACACATTGAGCCCGTAGTTGTGCACAACGGCCATGTCCCCATATACGCAGTACCATTCCTTGCGGTCGTTGTCGTCCCAGCAGTACGCCTGCCGGAGATCGAAACTCTGCAGCGTTTTCCATACGCGGTCGGAAATGCGTTTCGCCTGCCGCTCGTCAATCGTCAGGTTGCTGGAGTAGCTGCTGTTGTTTTTCCATGTGTAGACGCTCTCCCCGAACAGGGTATAGGGGCTGTTGTCCACAAGCCGCACCTGCCCGGGAACAATGTTGCCGATGGCCTTGTTTACTTGTGTCCAGTAAAACGCGGGGAGGATTTTGCCCTCTGCATTCGTCACCGTGCCGTACTGCACGGAGTATGCGCTATCTTCTTTGAACGCCAGCAGTCGGGAGTAGTGGCGGATCATCGCCGTGATCGGCGTGTTCTCGTCGCCGATGTCCAGCACGTTCATGTCCGGGAAGTATTCTGCGGTCGGGTTGCCGTCGATGTCCAGCCCGGAGTACAGCGCCTTGTTGCTTCCGTCACCGTAGAGAAACACGCGGTTGTCCGTCGCGCCGTTGTAAAGCTCTGCAAACTTCATTGCCCTGACCGCGCCGGAATCGTCAGATGCCACGGTGTATTCTACTTCGTACACATCCGCACCGGCAGGGGGCGCGCTCGTGAATGTGATCTTACCTTCTGCAAACGTATAGTCCGTACCGGCTGCCAGCGCTGCGCCTGTTGCCCTGTTTTTCACGCTCACAGACAGCGTTCCGCTTTCCGGGCACACATACACCGTGGACTTTCCGTCCGTAGCAACGCGGTATTTTCGTTTGCTGGACAGCTTGTTGATTTGCTCCAGCTCCGTGCCGCTGCCGTCCGCACCGACGCCCACAAGCACAGTCGGGACGTACCCGGTCACATCGGAGAGCTTGTAGCCGTCAAACACCTTGTACTGCGTACCGTTGAGGATATAGAGCTTTTCCCGGAAACCGAAAAACTCCGTGTGTGCGTCGGCGAGCGTGCCAAGCGCCGAGACCGCCGTAGTGGCTGGAAATCCGATTTTCCACAGCTTCCCGGCCGCGGCCGCTACCTGCACATATTCTCCGCCGACGTAGCCGCACCATGTCCCCTGAATTTCTCCGGGGAACGTATGCACAGCTTTCATACCGGGGCGCTTTCGCAGCGCGCCGTCCTGCGTCACGCGCCAGTTGCGCATTTCGGATGCCTCACCAAGTTTCAGACTTGTGTCGTCGCTGCCAGCCTGATTGATACCGAGCCATTTCTGGATTCCGACGATCTTTTCATTCATGCGCGTCACCAGCTCCCGAACTCGCTATACTCGATGCCGCCGTACACATCCTCGACCGTGCCCATGCTGCACTGCGCGTTTGCCTTGTGCATCGCCACGATCTCGTTGTAGCGCCGCTTGAACCGGTCGGATGCCTCCGGGTTCTCGTCCGTCAGGAGAGCGGAAGCAAGGCCGTATGGCATCGCACCGAGCGCGAGCGTGTTGTCGATCTCCGAGAGCGTGTCGTCGAATTCCTCAACAGGCCGCCAGCCGGAAGCGGTTTTTCCGGCCTTCTTTGTCTCTGAAAACGGGTACAGCTCCGCAATCATTGTGTTGATGATCGACACGGCGCGGTATTTATATTCGTCCGTGTCCGTCGTTTGCGGTTTCCCGCTATCGCTCAGCTCGTCCATGATGGACATTGCAGCGTCAAACACATCGCTGACTTCTGCCATGAAATCACCTCGTTATCTGAAAATAGGCGGCGGGAAATCCCGCCGCCTTATCCGTTGCCTCAGGCGGTAGCCGTCATAATGCCGGAATCGAGCGCGCCGGTCTTGCTGGCGTAAGCCTTGACCTCCGTGCCTGCGGCAATGCCGGTCGGCTTCGCGCTGGCGCTGTAGGTCTTCGCCGTGGAGGAAGTCTTCGGGTTGCTGCCGTCGGTGGTGTACTTGATGGTCTCACCGTCACCGGCAGTCAGCGTCAGCGTGCCGCCGGAGACAGACATCGTCGGGGTCGTGCTGCCCGCGGTCGCGTGCACGCCGATGGCGTATGCCTTCTTGTCAAGCACGAAGCTGTCGAACATCACGCGGTACTCCGCCACATCGCCGTCGATACCCAGCGGGTTCTTCTGGATGCGCATAGTCTGGTTTTTCACCGGGTCGACGCTCGCGCCCTTGCGGAAGATCACGAAGTTGACGCCTGCGGGCAGATAGCTGTCCGGGATGGCGTACACGTCGTTGCCGTCGAGCTTGCCCAGAGAACCGTTTGCGACGGCGTCCTTGCCCAGCACGTCAATGCCGACGATGTAGTCCGACAGCTTGCACTTAGCAAACAGCGTGTGGCCGATGAAGATCGCGCGGTTGTCGGTCGGCACAAGATGGTTGGACATCTCCGCGCCCATGTTGACAATGGCGTCAATCGCGGTCTTGCCGGTCAGCGCGGTCGCGTTGACGGTCACAACACCGGCACCGCCGACCCACTGCTGCAGACGGTACTTGTCGATGCTCGGAGTGACCTTGCCGTCCCACGTCGCCTTCATGCGCGCGTTGCACTGCTTGACGTTAAACTGTTCGGCAGCGTTGCCCGCGTCGATCGAGAACGTGCCGCCCTTGTCCTGCGTCATGCGCATGGTCTGAACGGTGTCGCCCAGCTCTTTGATCGTGCCGAATCGGCTGGAACCGCTGCGGGTGTAGTCGCCGAAGTCGCCCTCATCGGAGCTGTACACGTTGATCGCGTTCACGCCGACAAAGTCGTAATCCTTACCGGCAAACGCGTCGGTAACGCTCTTCTGGTGGAAACGTTCGTCGAGCTTGGTGCTGTATTTGTCAAAAACATTGATTGCCATTATGTGATTACCTCACTTAAAAATTCAGAATTTCAGGCGGAGGCAAGCCCTATGTTCACGTGGTCAGTTGCCGTCGTACCACAGCGCGTCAAACGCTTCGTCGCTGCCGGTCTTCCCGGCACTGCTCTGGCTACCGGTGCTTCTCGCGGCGTTCGCCGCGTTCCGGTCGCGCGTCGCCTGCTCGGATTTCATGCGCGCGATCTCTGCCTCCAGCGCCTTGTTGCGTTCTCTTGCGTAGGCCGAAACCAGCGTTTCACCGCGGTTAAAGGCTTCCCACACGCCGTTCGGAATGGAGGCCGGGTCAACGTCGGGATAGGCTTTTGCAAATGCGTCAAAGCACTCGCCGCGCCATTTCTCGTTCGCTGCCTGCTGCTCCTGCTCCTGCTTCTGGGGTGCCAGTGCTGCCCGTTCCTGATCGAGCGCGCGGCGCTCTCTGTCGAGCTTTACGCGCTCGAGCGCCATGCCGTCGTCGTCGATGCCGTATTTACTCTTGGTAACGGCAATGAGCATGTTTTCCACAAGCTCCTCGACGGTTGTGCCGCTCTGATTTGCCAGCTCCTGCAGCGCGTTCTCGTGTTCCGTGAGCGTCGCCAGTTGCTGTTTCTGTTCGGACACCTGGGTTTCCAGTTGCGTGTTTTTCTCGGTCACGCGGTCGTAGTCCATGCCCTTCTGAGCAAGCGTTACGACCTCGTCCCGGTTGACATTTTTCGTCTCGCCGAGGTGCTTTAGCTCAAACAGTTGGCCGTCTGTCTGCGCCTGCTGCTCCTCGTTCTCGCCCGGCTGTGCGGCATCTGCATCCTGCCCACCGTCGTTCTGTTCGATCTCCGGCGCGGCGTCGTTGCCCTGCGGCTCCGTGTCCGGCGCGCCCTGCGCGTCGTCCTCAACGTCGGCAAAGCTATCCGCCGTGATGTCGCTCCAATCGTCTGCGTCCGCCGTAAAGGCGGTGTTCATGTCGTCTGCCATGTCAAAATCCCTTCTCCCGCTATGGTCGGCGGGTGCGGCGCTATGGTCGGCGCCACGTGTTGAAATTTATCCGGTAATGTATTTGCAAGGCGGTTTTCCGCCGAGCGTTCGTTATTCGGCCGTTCCGGTCTGCATGACCTTGCGCTGCAAGTCACCGAAGCCGCCGCCGCCGCGAATGGGCGTCTTCTGGCCGATATCGACCAGAGCGCCGGTCTCCGGCGTGCCGCCTGTGCTCGGGCCCTCCGGCTGCATCATCTGCTGCTGTGCCGCCTGCTTGCGCGAGGCGATCAGTTCCTGCCGCTTCGGGATGTAGCCGTCCGGGATGCGCTCAAGGTATTCCTCAATCGTGATCTTGTCCTGCATCAGCAGGTTATCCAGCGTCTGCACCGACGCCATCTCCGACCAGTACGAGCTTGCGCCAACGTCAAGTTTCAGCGCCATCGGCATATCGTTCAGAATGCCGTAGTCGAACAGCACGGTTTCCAGCTCCTCCGGGTCTTTCCCAGCAAATGCAAGAATGTCCGAGCCTACGTCCGGCATAGACACCTGCACTTTGCGTTCCCCGTAGTACGCCGCCATGAAGTCCAGATAGATGCGCCCCAGATCTTCAATGGATTTGTAGAGGTTCTGCTTCGTGATCTCCGACGGGATACTGGCAGCGCGCTGCAGGGCGATAATGGCCGACGTGTTGTCCGGCCGCGTCTCGCCAAGCGCCGCACTCGTCGCGCCGAGAAACTGCCGCGTATAGTCCACGCTCGTCTGGATAAACTGCGCGATCTGCGGGCTGATCTGTGCCGGGTCGATGATCTTTGCCACGCCGGACACGTCGCCGCCGTTGACGCCGATCGCAGCGCCGACAGCGTTATTCCACTTCGGGATGCGCGTCTTGTCGTAGACCGTTCGCGGAAACGCGCTCGTCATCAGCGAGATCATGGACATGGCAAACAGCTTGTTGACAAAGATCTGGTTTGGGATCAGGCCGGTCACGAGCGCCTGACCGTGATAGCTGTCGGGAATGTAGTCCCAGTTGATCCACGTCACCGGGTAGAGCCGCAGCCCCATGTCCCACGGCTCGCGCAGCATGACGCGCCCGGAGACTTCGCATGCCCACACCGTGCCGGTCTTGCGTTCCTTCCACATCCGCAGCAGCACCGTACTGCGCTCTGAGCTGTTTTTGTAGCTGTCAGTGTTGTGGCTCTCGGTATCCGGCTGAATGTCGTTCCAGTGCGGATTTCCGGCCTCCTGCGCTGCTCTGCACAGCTCCTTCGTCATTTCTCGCCGTTCGATGAGGATGTATGGCTGCTTCTGCGGGTCACGGCACGCTGTGTTACCGAAGCCGACGCGCATATTGTCCACGATCTCCGTACGGATGCCGCCGCGCAGGCCGAATCCGGCATCTACCGTGTCGTCCCAGAACGTGAACAGGCAGCTATCACCGTCCACGGCGGCGTTTCGCATATACTCGCGCACAAGGTTCGGCACGCGGTTGAATTCAAACAGCCGGTCAAACTCCTTGTTGACGATCTCCGCGACACGTTCCACGTCCTCCGGCGTGCGCTCGCACGCAAGCGGAGTAGCCTGCATCTTGATATTGTCGGTCGTGATGTTCGCAACGGAAAACAAAACGACCTGTTTCAGGAAGTTGTATACCGGCGTCGGCAGACCCTTCGCGTCCACGCCCTCCCATTGCTTGCCAATGAAGAAGTTCTCGTTGGCGCGCACCGTCTCGTCGAGGTTGACAGCAGTGTTGTAGCCGAGCATTTTCTGGTACTCTGCCTGTACCTGCTCCGGCGTGATCTTCTTGCCAAACTCGTCAGGCATCGTCACTCACGTCCTTTTTTCCGGCCATCAGGTAGCTGTAGTTCATGAGGTTGGACACCCCGTTGGAGAAGTCCTGCGCCATCTGCAGCGCCTGTTCCACCTGTTCAGCGTGGTCTTCGTCGAGCTTGTCCGCACGCTCGCACAGTGCGGCCGCAGTCTCTTCCAGTGCCTCTACGCGCTTTTGTAGCTGCGATACGTCGAGCGACGTATCTGCCAGCATGTCCATCGTCGCGTCCTGAAATGCCCGCAGCTCGTCGTCCCAGCGCCGCAAGCTTGCCATCGTCAGCACAAAGCACGCCGCGATCACCAGTAGGCCGATCAAACTGATAGTGTTCATGTCTTCCTCCTAATAGCTGATATATCCGGCAGACGGTGCGTCTCCGGTCATGAATTCCTCGTAGCCCTCCTGCGCGTCCTCGTCCTCGTAGATGATCTCCGACGGGTTCGCGTCTTTTGCGTCCGCGCGCATTGTTCTCGATACGCAGTAATAGCGCACGGAATCGACCGTGTGCGTGATCTCGTGCGGCTCTTTGGCGCAGTCGTTCGGGTTGCGCTCGTCCGCCTGAATGTCCTCGAGGTCTCCGATCGTCCGTTCGCAGGTCTGGAAAAGTACAAGCCCCGGTTTTCCGTCCGGCATATTTGCGAGTGCTTCCTTCACTTGCAGGAAACCCTGCACGCGGTTGTTGCTTGCCCGCACGATGGGCACGCCGCATTGCATAAACACCTCTGCCATCGTCTTGCCGGTGTCCTTCTGGCGCGACCAGATGTCCGGCGGGGCAAAGGTGATCTCGATGTGCTCGTCCGGCATCGTCATGTCGAGGATCTGCTTTGCCGCATCCTGCACGATCAGCCCCGGCTGCACAAGCTCGCGGTACATGTACGAGTGCCCGTTTTCGTCCACCGCGTACCAGCCGACGGCAAGCATATCCAGACCGTAGTCGAGCGCCCTGTATCGCTTCCAGTGTTTTGGGATCTGGAACGGCTTGCAGGTGTGCGTCGCCTTGCTGAATTCCGGGAAATACGTGCCGCACAGTGCGTCCCAGTCGCCGTATCGGTGCGCTTTGCGGATGTTCTCAGGCAGCTGAGAGAGCGCCTGCAGATAGCCCGGAGAGGATTCCAGCAGGTCTTTGTTGTCCTCGACCGTTGCGAAAATGAAGCTGTAATCGTCCGGGTTCTCGTTCTCCTCTGGGTTGTCGGAATCTGTCTTGAAATTTCGGTCGATAAACAGGCGCTTGACCCATCTGTGCCCGACGCCGCCGGGGTTGCACGTCAGGTAAAAGCGCTTCGGGATCTCGTTGACGCCACGCAGGCAGCCGCCGAGAAAGCGAAATTCGCGCTCTGTAAACTGCGTAGCCTCGTCCATGAAGATCCAGTCGTATTCCTGACCCTGGTATTCGCTTTCGGACGTAATGCCGCTCCAATGGCCGAAATGGATGGTCGAGCCGTTTTGAAAGTACAGCGTGTGCAGTGTGCCGTTGTAGCTTGTCAGCTCCTGCGGCACCATCTTCAGAATCGGTTCGATGTGGTTCGACTGCAGCTCCGGGTATGTCTTTCGCACGATGAGGATGCGGATGCCCGGCCATGTAAACGCGCCGCCTACTGCCTTGATGCGCACAGCGTGCGTCTTGCCGCCGCCTCGCGCGCCGCCGTAGGCCGTGTACATCGTTCGGCTCTGATAAAACAGAAGCTGCTTCTCGTTTGCGTGCCCCGGATCCCATGTGAAATTTGTCTGCGTGCTTCGCTTCTGCTTCGGCATGGCATCCTCCGTAAATGCAGAAACGGAGCCAACTGCATTCCGCAGTCAGCTCCGTTCAGCTCTTATGCCCGGCCGTTTCCGGGCACGTCGTTATTCTGTTTCTGTTTCCCGAAAGGCGACCTTGCGCTTTACTTCCAGCACAAGCACGCCGTCTTTCGTTTGCTTTACCTCGGCGGTATTCCCGCGGCCGATAATGTCCAGAATCGCCAGGAGGAGAGTTTCATTTTTCTGCATAGGGTACCTTCACATTGCAGCCCCGGCATTTTTCCGCCACCCATCAAGGTAAATGACAGGCGCGGCCTTGCTCGCCGGTTGATAGCCCATCCGCACACCGTAGCCGCCGCCGTAGTCCAGCGCAGCCGCAGTGTTAACAAACAATCGTTCAACCGGCTCCGCGCTCCTCGTAGAAGCATTTGCCCGGAAGAAACAATCCTTAAACACGGCGGGGGAGTGCGTGTGCCCGCAAACATAAACGTCTGCATCGACGATCTGCGCATAGTCCGCAAGCCGGTTGATCTTGCCGCCGATCTTGCGCCCACCGCCGTTTCCGTGGTTGACGTAGATGGAGTACGTTGTCTGCCGTCCCTCGCTCTTTCTCCGCGAGTTTTCGCCCAGCGAAACAAACACAAGCGCGGCGTCCGGTGCATATCTGTCGCCAGCGCCCAGCTCGTTTGCAATCAGCCATGTAATGTCGATGCCGTCTGCACGATATGTCCGCTCTTCGTGGTTGCCGGGAACAGCGCACAGGATGCGCCCCTTGAGCGGAGCAAACGTCTTGTTTGCAAGCTTGATCTGCTCCATTGGGGACAACTGCGTGCTGTAGATGTCGCCGATGCTGCTTCGCGTCGCATTGTCGATCAGGTCGCCCGCAAGAATTGCATAGGCGTTATCCTTTGCCGCAATGTCCGCCACGCGCTTTTGCACGCCGCGAATATCGCAGTTCGGGTCAGAAAGATGTACGTCCGCAATGACGTGCACTTCGATTTCGTTTTGCTGCTTCGGCAGCTCCACACGGATAACGTGCAAACGCTTCACCTCATTCGTTACACGGTTGTCGCGCGCCTCGCTTATAAACCAATTCCGAGCAGCAGCTCAGCGCGCCCGCATCCCGCTGCAGCAGGAAAGCGGCTTTCTGCCGGTTTTTCACGCTCCGGTCAATCCGGTCGTCTGGTCTTGGCGGCAGCCCCCGGACTTGCACCGGGCGCGTCCCTTTTGGAAAGCTGCCGTAGAAAGGGAAGCTGCGGCATCCTGACTTGCACAGGATTTCAGCGGAAAGGAGATGAAACGCTTAGGCCACTCGCCGCCGCAGCAGTGTTTACCGTCGCTTCCGACGCTTGATTCCCGGATAGTGCCGGGTTCACAGTTGCTCCGTACCGTAATAGGTTTTGGGAAGGTAATAACGGCCACAGGAGGCCGCCCTTTTTCCGGCACGGATGGGCATCGTTCGCAAACGCGAACAGCAAGCACTTAGCCGCAGCGCGTATCCTGCGCCCGCATTCGGCTTGTTGGATTAAGCGTGTTTGTTGTGCATTTGCAAGCGTTACTTGAAAGCACTGTCGCCGCCGATCCCGTCTGTCTTGATCGTCAGCTCCTGCGCGTGAACGTCGATTACAGGCTTGTCGATGTACCCGCCGTTTTTCGGCTGCTTGAGCAGGAAGATGATCCCGCCGCTGCCCTTCGGGTTTTCAGCCACCATGCGCGCATAGACCGCTTCCCGGTATGCGACCAGCTTCTCGAGCTGCTCTCCATATCCGTCATATTCCCCGCCCTCGTTTGCCCGCCATCGCGCGAGTGTACGCGGCGCAATGCCGAGATACTTCATCAGTGCATAGTCGTCCATGTACTGTTTCCCGTCCTCACACTGCATGATAAACTCGTCGATCAGAACGCCAAGCTCTTCGGCGGTTTTGATTTTGCGCGGTCTTGCCATAGAATCACCCCATCGCTTATAGTATAGCATCAAACGTCGAAAAAACTAAATGCACGTCAACCAGATAATGTATGAAATACCTTGACGGGGTTCTTCTTCGATTGGCGCGCACGATTGTAAAGACGCGGGAAACGTAGCGGGTTGAATGTTGAATGGGGCAATGTTTGGCGGGAAGTCTCAAAAGGCTGTGTGTCGTAACGCATGGGCTGTCGCCTGAGAGCCGTCCCGCTTTTCCGGCACCCCGGGGGGGGAGGGGGGGGAGGGGGCACACCCGGAAACGCTGAGCAAAACAGCGCCCACACACCAGCGCGCGCCGTGGATGATTGGCCGCGCGCCAGGGCGCCGATTGGCATTGCTGCATGACACTGCATACACTGCGCATGAACTGCATAAACTACCAGCCGAGCAATGCAGAAGCACCGTAAAATCTATGAGTTATTCGGCAAAATGTAGGTTATGCCGAATTTACAAATTGATGAAGCCATTGAAAATACTAGCTTTTTGCGAAACTGCATGAATATGCATAGTATGCAGCACCGAAAACGGTCACGAAAAGTGCATCAGTATGCACCAGATCGCCGCCACAAAACCAGCCACAGCAAGCCCCACAATTTTTTTATCCGATGCCACAACGCGAATTTTGTACGGGATAATGGGATCATACCATCATCATACCATCATCATACCATCATCATACCATCATCATACCATCATCATATCATCGCATCATTGCGCAGCATCACCGGCACACAGCCAGGACAACGCCCCGCGCAAAGAGGGGGGGACTATAGGGGGGGTATTTACATAGCTAAGTAATAGCTATTACACAGCTATGTCATAGCTATTACACAGCTATGCCATAGCTATTTAAATATCTATTCCATACCCGCGAGACATTCAACGACCAAAGGAAAGAAAAGGAGAGTATAGAGGGAGAGAGCGCCCGCACAAAAAAATTTTTGCAAAAAGGGCTTGACATGGTAACGCAAGTATGCTATCTTGTAAATGCAGCCGGGGAACGGCAGCGAAAGGAGATGATCCTCGCGGCAAGAAAGACCACCACCAGCACGGAAGTGAAACGCCGGTATAACGAAAAGGTTTACGGCCGTATCTACTTGCAGTTGCCCAAAGAAACGGTTGAAGCGTTCAAAGCAAAATGCAATAATAGCGGCGTATCACAAGCGAGCGTTTTACTAGAAGCAATCGAAAACTTTTTAAGGGGCTAAACGTCCCTTAAAAATACACATACTAACGCTAGTATGCCACACATGAAAGGAGAGCAACCATGAAATACTTTACCAACATCCACACCCTCGACGAGCTGAAAGCGGCCTATCGCCGTTTGGCCCTGAAATATCACCCCGACATGGGCGGCAGCACGGAGATCATGCAGGAGATCAACGCCGAGCATGACGCGCTGTTTGAGCAGCTCAAGCGCCAGCACAACGCAAGCGCCGACGAGTACCACCAGACCACCGAGACCGCCGAAGAATTCCGCGAGATCCTCGACGTGTTGCTCGGGCTTCCCGGGCTTACGGTCGAGCTTTGCGGCTCGTGGCTCTGGATCAGCGGCGAGACGCGCCAACACAAGGACGCGCTAAAAGCCGCCGGTTGCCGCTGGAGCAGCAGCAAGACGATGTGGTACTGGCGGCACCCGGAGGATGCGCGCGGACACTACCGCGGCAAGCGCAGCATGAACGAGATCCGCAGCAAGTACGGCAGCCAGGTCTTTGACGCAGACGGCCGCGAGCGCACCGCATACAACCGGCTTGGGGCGACGGCGTAAGCCGTCCCCGGCCGCGCTCCGTCCGCCGGTAAAAGTCCGGCGCTGATGAGCAAGAGCGAAACGGAGGTTGCATCATGTATCAGATTATCAAGTATTGCCGCGATTGCGGCGCTTATTCCGGCCGTGAGTTTGGGCGCAAGGCCGACGCGGTGCGGTATGCCCGTGCTTGCGTCTGCCCAGATTGGGAGTATGTCGCGGTTATCAGCACGCGCACCAAGCGCGTCGATGTGCTCAAGGGCGCGCCGATGATGGTGCGCTATGCGCCCGGATGCACCGAGTACAAGCGCGGGAAGCTCTGCGCTATCTATGGGGGGTGATTACAACGAGTTATCACGATTTGCTTACCATGTACGGCGGCGAGCAGCTCGAAGCCGAGCAGCGCGTATATATCTACGTGCAGCAACCGAAGCGGTATAAGACGCCGGAAGACATCGCCCGCAAGGATGCCGACATTGCGCGCCAGATCGAGCGCATGCAACGCTTGATTGACGATTTGCGCGACTATCGCGTAGCACTGGCGCAGCGGTACGCCGAGCTGGAAACGATGCCTTACACGCGCGTTTTGACGCTCAAGCGCGACCCGAGCTATAAGGGCCGCATTACCTACTGGGTGACGATCACGCGCCGGATGTCTGACGGCACGGAGACCGACGAACTGTGCGAGCAGTTCCACGGTCAGGATCGCGCGAAAGCGTTTGCTCGCTTCGCCGCCCTGCAAAAGCAGTACCCCGGCATTGCATCCGTTAAGGATGTAGCCCGCAGGAGCTGGGAACGATGATAGTGCCCGGCATCCTGCACAACTTCCAAACCAATTTTTGTGCATCTACACAAAACCGCAGATTCCGCGGTTTACCTGTTGACATACCGCAGATTCCGCGGTATACTCGATCCATCAAAAGGAAAACGCGATAGGCCGCAAGGCCGGAAAGGATCACATCATGAAAAACATTGAAGCCAACAAGATCGCCGAGGCGCTGCGCAGCGCCGACACCTGGGACATGGACCTCGCCCGTGAACTGTGCGCGCTGGCCGGCATGGCCGAGGCGTTTGACGCCGCCGACGGCGACACCTTCGAGGGCGTCATCTACGCGGCCGCCGAGAAGCTGGGCGTGGAGGTCATCTGACCTCCCGCGCCAGCGGATCACATCAACATCGGCACCGGTGCAGCCGGAGAAAGGGAAATATTGTGGCAAAAGCAACTGCAACCTGTACTTGCGCCACCTGCGGCACAACGTTTACCCGCACCAAAATCTGCCGCAATCGCCGCGAGGCGGATGGCTGGGAGGCGTGGGCAGCCGCAAACTTTGATGAGTGCGATGCTTGCTACACTGCGCGCAAGGCATCCGAGCGCAAGGCATCCGAGCGCGAGGCCGCCGCCGTAGCGGAGGCTGAGCTGCCGCTGACGTTGCACATGACCGGATACCCGGACAGGCATAACACCCCGGTCGTCCTGTTTTTTGGCGGAGACACCGTATCGCACAAGGATGATATCAAGTCGCTCGGATACCGCTGGGTCTTTGCGGATGACTACATCACCTACGGCTACAGCGTCCAGCGCGGAGAGCGGAAATGGATCAAGGTCGTCCCGCAGGAGGACGCCTACGACGAGATCGAGCGCGTGAAGGCGCTCGGCGCTGTGATCGACGATAGCATTGTAGACACGGAGTATCTTGCAAAACAAGCCGCCGCCAAGCGCGAGCGCGTCGCGGCCGCTGAGGCATCCGGAATCACGGAGCCGGTCAAACCGGTATGCTACCCGGCCGGCCGCTGGAACGGCAAGGTCTACGGCGCGGCGGCTTATGGCTACCGTATCTACGTCGGCAACGCTGAGGTGCAGATCAGCGGCGATGACGCCGACGCACTCAAAAGATACGCCAAGGCTCTTGCGGCCTGGCGCGAAGCAACAGCAGCAAAGGAGACATCGCCATGACTGACAAGCAGTTTTATCACGCTTTTCGCGCTGCGCAGCAATACAGCGATCCGGATGCTTTTGCGTCCAACGTCGCGCTGTCCGACATCTTTCCGACCGTCGAGGGCGATGATCTCCCGGCGCTGGCGGACGATCTACGCCATGTCTGGCGCTATGCGCACATCACCGTGCGTGAGATTGTGCAGCACACTGGCCTGACGCAGGCAAACTTTGCGCAGCGCTTTGTGATCCCGCTGCGCACGCTGGAAAGCTGGCTCGGCGGCACGAATACGTGCCCGCCGTACACCCGCCTGATGCTGGCAAAGCTGTGCGGCCTGTAAACGATGGCAAGACAGCCAATGCGCGGTTAGCATTTTTGTTAGCATTTTGCTAACGAAATGCGTCTGCGTTATGCGGAAAATAATCGTAAATCCGCGACGTTTTTCGCACCGCAAAGATTTCCGAAAGCATCACAAAGCATTGATAAACAAAGAAAAACCAGCAATCACAATGGATTGCTGGTTTTCTCTATTTTGGTGCTCCAGCGGGGATTCGAACCCCGGACACCCTGCTTAAAAGGCAGGTGCTCTGCCTACTGAGCTACTGGGGCATATCGGTGTGAAAAGTTATCTGCTATCCAAAATATCAGACGCGAATCCAGCGCAGCGATTTGTGGCTGGGATGGCGGGATTCGAACCCACGATATCAGAGTCAAAGTCTGGTGTGTTACCATTACACTACATCCCAATATCGGGGCAAAAACAACGGGGATCGGGATCACTCCCAATCCCCGATTTCGTGGGGTGGGTAAAGGGGTTCGAACCCTCGACACCCGGAACCACAATCCGGTGCTCTCCCGACTGAGCTATACCCACCATAGATCTGAAATGGTACGCCAAGAGGGATTCGAACCCCCGGCCTACTGCTTAGAAGGCAGTTGCTCTATCCAACTGAGCTATTGGCGCGCATACAATATTTTGCTGCCCGCCCAGAAGGTATGGAGCGGGTGATGGGAATCGAACCCACGTATCCAGCTTGGAAGGCTGGTGTTCTACCATTGAACTACACCCGCAGAGGTCGCCCCACATTCAGCTTTACGAATATACCATCCCTGCGCGGTGTTTGTCAAGCAAAACCTGTTCAAAATGCGAAAAAATCGCAAACCGGGGGACGGCGCAGGCCGTCCCCGCGGATATT